CAATCGATCTATTTACAGGGACTTCAGCTGATCCTAACCCAACAGCAACAAGCTTATCCGATAGAACTATTTTTCAAACAAAGTTTAATCAGGTACAGTATGAAGTAGAACTCTGGTTAGATGGAGGTGGAGGCGATTCTACTAGTTCTCGTTTATATGTAAACCCTAACGCTGTTATCAATTTAACTATAGGGGATACGTTAGCAGATTGGACTACTACTGGAACTTTAACTTTAATGCATTCTCCAGAAGGTAATGCAGGTATAAATGAAAGTACAGCAGCTGGTGTAGATAGTTATAAAAGTTATGTATTTCGTAATGATGGTTTAGATCTTCTTCGTATTAGAATGAAGCCGCTTTTAAGTCCAAAAAACGGTTTAGGTTATTCAGTTGATGATGAAAAATTTTGGACACTATCTTATCTTTTTTCAATTTATGATAGAGAGGAAATAGACATGCCTCAAGGTACTGAAAATGCTGCTTCAAATAAAGTTAAAGCATTAAAATTACATTTTTGGGACTGTTGGTTTCAAAGATTAAGCACAAGAATAGTACAGTTTTCAACAGCCCTATCTGTTTCTCCTGCCCCGACAATTGACCCCACCATGGATAATGGTACACAGGGTGTATTAAGAACCGGGCATGCTATAAAACAAATTATTGATTTAGGTTTGAGCGAAAATCCAAATCAAGCATCATATACCGGTAATAGTTTTCCTGACTCTTCAATTTCCCCTGCTGGTGTTAATTTACAATATAATGTAACAAAAAATATTGGTGCTGATTTCGATATAGGTTCAGCAAATATTTTTTATACTGCTCCTGCTAATACAACTGCATACGACAGTTTAATGTACCTATATCATAAACACGTTAGTAGCGCACAGATTGCGAGTAGTTCCGGGGCTCAGCCACCCAGAGGAGGCCGGGCTTTTAGTAATCAGATATTTGATTTTTGTATTTTAAATAAAGAAAAAGGGCCCGATCCAGAAAGTGTAGGACAATTAACGTTAAAGCCTATGTCTACTTTTTTTGAAAAAGCGGGTAACGGCGAAACTTCTCCTGGAGAATATCAAATTGAACATTTCTTTTTACAGAGTTATTTTGATCAAGAAAGTATAAGTGCTACGTACAAAGCACCAAAAGGACCAGGTACAGGTGGCACTGTTGATTTGTCTAGTCCGGGTTATAGTTATATATCCAATTATCGCTTTGTAGATATAGCTGCGTTAATAAACTCAAAAGAATTTTGTAATCGCCCTGTCCATTCTTTTGATTTCCGTGCCCGAACACTCAATATTGAATATGGTAATAATAGTGTTTTAACTGCTAGAAAATTTATTGCTGACAAATATATAAACAAAGTCTACAAAAAAGGCGGAGATAATGAAAAATTATTTTTAGTAACTCTAGAATCAGAAAAAAAAGATAGAAACTTTAAACCTATATATTCCCCGGATGGGGATAACCCTAATATTCGTCAAAGTATTGGTTTGCAAAAACTTTTAAAACTTGGTGTATTTGAAAACGCTGCAATCAATTTTCGTACTCTTGGTCTACCATTTCGAGAAACCGGACGGTTTATTGCAATAGATAAAATTCAAGGCTCGGAGTCGGGAGAGTTTGAAGATAAATTTTACGGACAGTGGTTCATTATAGATATTAAACATATCTTTGAAGCTGAAATTTATTATAACGACATAACAGCTGTTAAAATACATCGTTTTGATACATTGCCTATTAACCTTACAGGTACTATATAATTTTATGAGTAATTACTTCACTGCCGTTATTTTTGAAAATGAACGATATTTCGGTCAGGTGTTTCAAGCAAATACAAATCAACTTATATACACTTCAAGAGGGTATTATTCTCAAGATCAAGCCGCAAAAGATGCTAGAGATTACATAATAAAAGCTGCACCCTCAAACATACAAAACACCGGTACAAATAGTAGTGAGCCGATTAGTACATCTAATATTATAACAAGTATTGCAACATATAGATCAAGCCCGACAAGAACTTCTGGTCGCTGCTGTGGTCGTTAATTGTAGAGTTTCAAGCAAGTACTAAACCAGTTAATCTCTTTATCAATTACAATGGCATCCTTGTACATGCCTTCTGAGATTACAAGCAAGGTATTAGCATCTGAATTGGCTTCAAACATTACCTCAAACATCTCTTTAAGAAGCTGAAGATAGTCTCCAGAAAATTCCTGCTCCCTTTCAATAACATACTTACGAAGTTCATGAGGTGTAACCTTACCTCTAATCTTGTCTACTACTTTATTAGCAACCCCTTTAACTTGGTTATCCTTGATCGTTAAAGTTCCCGTATAAGAGAACTTCTGAATATCGTTAATAATACGCCGTAAATCGGGATAACCAGAGCGAACAAGCTCTACTAGCTTAGGTTTCTCGGTGTCAGGAACGGTGATTCCCTCATGTTTAAGTATAGCTACTACTCTGTTCAATACTCCATCAAGAGGAGGTGTTAGATTAAAGATCTGACAGCGAGATTGCAGAGCAGGAATGACCTTGAACAGATAGTTACAAGTAAAGATAAATCTCGTATTATGTGAATACTCTTCAATAACATTACGAAGAGCTTTCTGTGAATCTAAAGTAAGAGCATCACATTCATCAAAGAGTACTATCTTTAACTTACCATCTAAGGATTTCGTAGAAGCAAACCCGATAACTTTAGAACGAATAGTATCAATACCGTTTTCATCAGAGGCATTAATATAAAGATACTGACAGTCTAAGATATCAGTTGCGATAATTTTAGAGAGTGTAGTCTTACCAGTACCCGGATTACCTGCAAACAGAAGATTAGGAATTTCTTCTTTTGACTTTAAAGACTCAAAGTACTGACGCTCTTCGTTAGTAAGAACAATATCTTCGAGCTTTTTAGGCCTATAACGCTCTACGTATAGATTATTAAACATGTATTGATTATACTATCAATGACCGGAACTGCCAAACCCTTTTTCACCTCGTTCAGTTTCATGTACGGTTTCAGACCAGAACGAATCTAAAGTAACAAGAGGATAGAGAACAAATTGTGCAACTCTGTCACCTTTCTTAACTGTGTAATCGTTATCAGAATGATTAAGAATACGAATACCTAAATCCCCTCTATATTGATTATCAATAATGCCATTAAAAGCCTGAAGACCATATTTAAATTGTAAACCAGAACGAGACTCCACTCTAATCCAAACACCTTGTGGTAAATAAGCTAATTTAAGACCAACCGGTACAGTAGCAGCCCCTCGCGCAGGAATTATCGTATCTTCAACGGCTGTTACATCATAGCCAGAATCTCCTGTAAAAGAGTCTTTATGGTTGCGTTCAGGTAGAACTGCATCAGGATGAGTTTTAAGAAACTTTACTCCTGAATTTGTATTATAACTTAGCATTGTATATGAAAATGTATTATTCATTGATTAATTGACGTCCAGTATACTGACCCTCTTTGATTTCTCCAATTGGTCTTTGACCAGGTCTAACGGCATTAATTTCTAGCCACTGAATTAATTGATCTTGTTTGTCAGCAGGAACGATATAAGTCCCATTAATTGTGTTAACAATAGTTTCCATCTTGATATAATACTATGAAGTTTATAAAAAGCAACTAGCAGCTTAATTAATTTGATGTCAAATTTAGATACTCTTTTAGATGAACTGTCTTCTTTTTCGTTCCCTCAACCTACAACAGCTAAGTCTGTTCCTAGAGGTACACCGACTCATATTACCGAAGAAAATATTAACGATTATATTCTACAGAAAACTGGTAACTTAATTGATGCTGGTCTCGGTGCAGTTAGTGATTTAAAAGATTTCATCGTACAGGGTCAAAACCCGGATGAAATAGCCGCTCTCTCTGAACTTATTTCTTCCACTACAAAAGCTATTGAAGCTCTTAATAAAATTAATTTACAGAATAAAAAAGCTAAAATTGATAAAGAACTTAAAGCTATTGATATTGAAGGTAAGAAAGCTATTGCCGGTTCTTTACCCGGAAATGTCACTAATAATACTGTTAATTTAGTAGCTTCTAGAGAAGAGATCTTTAAACAGCTTTTAAATAACGTTCAAGAAGAAGAAGCTATAGAAGTTATTGAATCTGTGGTTCTAGAAGAAAAAGAAGATAAATAATCGATATGCCTATATTAAGTCCGCCTAATGATCCGCCTCAAACAGAAGCCGGAACACTTCTCTACAAAATTGGTAGAGAGTGGTGTATGGGAGACACTTTAAAAGTATTTAATAATAATTTTACAAATCTAGATACTCGCCTCGATAGTGTTTCTACAAATCTTTTTGCAGGTTTATCCTCTCATGTTTTTAAATTTAATGTCGTAAATACCCCGACCATTAATTTAAATTATAGTACAAGTTTAAACCGTATATCTGCAGATGTAATTGACGGCTCTATTAATACTGCTAAATTAGGCGGCAATATATTACAAGCTGGTAAAACGCTATTAACAGCCGCAAACTTATCTGCTCTACAGGATGTTTTAATTACTACACCTATTAATGGTCAACTTCTACAATGGAATGGTACCAATTGGGTTAATGCAACAGTAAGCCTAGGTGGAGGTGGCGGAGGAGGAACAACTACAACAGGGTTTTTAGATCCTGCTTATTTTAATTATACAGGATCAGATCAATTTACTCGGGGGTTTGATATTACTGTAAATCCCCCTAACCCCGTTTTTCAAACAACTTATCAAGCCTTAACTATTAAAGAAAGTGCAGTTAATACTTCCAAAATTGCAGATAATAATGTAACACCTGTTAAACTATCACCGGGAAGACCGGTTTGGGATATTAATAGTAATGTTGCAATTGGTGGATCGGTACCGAATAATCCGTCAAGATTAACTGTTTTTGGGGGTATAAGCGCTTCAGGCACTATATTGGGTAATTTTAATGAAATAGCTCTTTCAACAAGAGCTGGTAACTTAACAGGGGGCACAATAGGCCAAATAGCATACCAAAGCGGGGCTAATGTTACTGCATTTTTACCTACAGGTACAGCCGGTCAATTTTTAAGAAGTAATGGGAGTTCTGCACCATCCTGGAGCGATGTAGTAGGTTTAACAGTCAATGCTGCAACTTCATCAGTTTATTCAACAAGATTTGAGCTTGTAGCAGGAAATACCGGTGACATGCCGTGGTTAGAAAATAGTGACGGATCTTACTTCAACCGGTTAATTTATCAAATAGATAAAAGCAATACTGCTCTTTTAGCCACTCCAACATCTTCTCAAAGCACTATGTTTTTGGGATTAGTACAGCAAGCCGCTCCATTTACAAATCGTTGGGCCCCTGCTTGGAAGAGCGTAGAATTAAATTTTGTACCTAATATAGGTACAGCAAATATTACAGGTGCAACTAGTATAAACGTTGTAGGTCGTATACCTTATGTTTCAGGCTTAAATGCAACATCTTTTACAGATCAACCTGTAAGTGAAAATTATGTATTAAGGACTAATGTTTTAAAAATACCCACATGGGTAAATCAAACAGATTTAACAGCAGGCACTGCACGAGGTCTGAGCTTTACCACTACAGCAGTTAGAAGAAATGGTGTTGTTCACTTGACAGACGATACCGGTACTATAGGGGTAGCATATACCGCGGATGCTAATCGTGTATTGGTATCTGGCGGTACTACTGCACCAACCTGGACACTTCAGTCTAATCTCTCTGTTGGCTCCGCTACAAACGCCACCACCGCAACTAAAGCAACTAATGTTATCGGCGAACGCGGACTTCTTTATAACTCAGGGACAGATACAACTAAGTCAGATATTGGCTTAACAATCACTCCCGCCGGCGGTGATGTACTTGTTTCTACTGGCTCACTTACAGCACCGGCTTGGAAAGATCCAGCAACCACAATTACAGCTAAAGAGGCAAAAGCACCTCACGCTGATTTTACTCTGGGCGCCGGTAAAATTACAGGTACTCTAGCTATTGCCAACGGCGGCACCGGTGCTAACACCGCCGCTGCAGCGAGAACGGCTTTCGGTTTAGCTACAAACGATAATGTAGCGTTTGCTAATATTACAGCTAATGGAACTATTAATGCAACTGGTGATATAACGGCTTTTAGTGCATCAGATATTCGTTTAAAAGAAAATATTAAACCTCTTAACGCAGCACTGGAAAAGGTTAATAAAATTACAGGTATAGAATATGATTGGACAAAAGAATATATTGAAGCTCATGGAGGTGAAAACAAATACCTTTTACGTAAGCATGATGTCGGTGTTATTGCTCAAGAGCTACAAGCGGTATTACCAGAAGTTGTTGCTGAAAGAGAGAATGGATATTTAGCTGTAAAATACGAAAAAATTATTCCTTTGTTAATTGAGGCAATTAAAGAACTTTCACAAGAAGTACAAGAGCTTAAAAGTAAGATTAAAGAATAAACTTACTTAATAGGGCAAGCTCCACCCTCACACTCCATACTCTCAATATCACCTTGACCGATATTAATTGTGGTAATTGATTTCACTTTCTCAGAGAGCTTTTTATATTCTTCTTCAGAAATCTCTTCGTAAGGTGCTTGAGCAAAACCATGCTCATTGTGAAGCAGGAACGATACAGACTTAATAGATGTCTCGTAGTTATATTCAAGCCAAGCTTTGATTTCTTCTAGCTCTTCTTGCTTATAATAAACAGTAACTGATACAGCATTATCTGACCAATAAGTTTGAAGCTTCTTAACTAAGTCAAGCTGCTGAACAGCTGACATTGATTTAGCTACTACACACTCATTACCTGCTGAACAAGGGAATGAAACAACCACAGTTGAATGATCGTCTTTACCATCAAACCCTCGAACATATTCTACATGATAACCAAGTTCTCGGCAAATGTTAACTAGCTTATCTCCTGAACCCATTCTTACTCTACGAATATAGAAGGGTGAATAAGCAGGGTGTACCCCGGGTGTTGAACCTGCGAGTAATGAAAGAGTACCAGACGGTTTAACTGTAGTTAACTTAATTGATTCAGGATAACCTTTATGTTTTGACCACTCTTTATCAAATTTACGAAGAGCCTCATAGGCCTTATCAAGCCATTGAATCTTCTCATCTGAACATTGACAAATACCGGTAACACCGAGACCTAAGCGCATATTTTTATGAACAATTTTATTGGTCTCATCATGGATAAAGGGCATTGCTGCTGTTGCTTTTTGTGTTTTATAAAGCAAAGTAGCACAGTCAGTTAATTCTTCAACAGAAGTAATATTATTAAGATACAACTCAGAAAGATTGCAGCACTCATAAGACGTTAATGAGATTTCAGCACAAGGATTAGTTCCAAGCACGTTATCTTCATTTGTAGGATAGAGCTTAGATGATTTCATAGCCCCGTCTTTAAGACGACCAAACTTTTGAGATAAAGGAAGATTAAAGAAACCATATGGTTCACCTTTAGCAAAACCGGTTTCTTTATCTACAATATAGCCGTTTGTCCAGATCTCACTAGAAATATGAGAAAAGTCATCAGCGTAAATTGTATTATTAGACATTGCTCTCCAGTTAGGGATATTACCTAACGACCAGTTCTTAGCTCTGAGATAGAGATAGTCATCAGGGTCTCCGAGAGCAATTTGAGCTGAACGACGAACGTTACCTGCTACAACAATTGAACCAATGATATTACAGATATCAAGAACATCTGTAGAACGGAGCTTCTTTCCTTCTCTTGATTGTAAGATCTTAGAAATCTTTTCAATACCTTCAATAAGAATACCAGGACCAGAAGCTGTACCACCAAAGCCTGAAATACGTTCACCCGAACCTCTTACAAGGATAGTAGAGTAACTAAACGATTTACCGGTTACATAATAAGCATCTAAAACCTTACGAAGTAATTCAACCCAACCTGAACGAGAATCAGGTACAATAAAGTCAGCATCCTTTGTACATTGATGTTCAATAGATACACTCTTTTTAATCTTAGGAAGTTCGTGAATGTCTTCTCTGCGAATAGAGAAACCAACACCACCTCCAAGCATTAAGTTCTCAAAGATAAAGAGAAAGGTCTTAGGATCATTGATACTACAATACCAACAGTTTAATAAAGAGTTAGCACCAAACTTCTTAACAGTTTCAGTACCTAACTGCCAGAGCATTCTTCCGGCAAAGTTACACTTAAGATTAAAGACTAAATCATACAAACGCTGAGCTTCTTCTGGTGTATAATCTGCACCAATTTCTTGTGCACCATTAATACAGCGCGCCACCGTCTGCCACCACTCCTCAGTATTGTCTGTACCTTCTATCTTTCTAGCATAGGTTCTTTTATAGACAATATATCCTAAACCATTGAAGCCCCAAGGTACTTCTTTATTGATATATTTTTGTAAAAACTTTTCCGGTAACAGCTCAGAGGTATAGTTTGTAATCATAAATTTGACAAAGAATGTGTGCGAATAACTTAAGCTATTCTACGCCAAAAAACTAGTAAATCTACTTAGTATTTTCTCTTTGGCGAATTACCTGCACCTGGCTCTTTATCATTCCACTTTGTTCCGCCAGGAAGTTGTACGTTTTTGTTTTGCAGGTTAATATCAAAGTCAGCTTTTTGTTCAGCTTCTACCTTTTTAGGTTTAATGTTAATTTTTGATTTACGACGAACCGAATCAGGAACCGGCCCTGTATTAATGCCGTCATCTTGAAGCTCCAATATCTCAATAGGCACTGTCATTGGTGTACGATAAAGACCTGGAGCATACTCTACAATAACATCAGCATAAATGCTATCAGGAGATTCAGTACCTCCACGATAGTTTTGAGTTGTTGTTGGATAGATTGATTTAATTGCGGAAATTCTTAAGTTAAGATCAAAACCTGGATCCATACAAGATTTTACAACATCGATAAAGTTTTGACCTTTATCTTTCATAAAATCTGATTTTAAAGCATCCTTTTTAAAACGAACACGGTCCCCAATTAAAAAGCCGCCCTGTTGATAACGCTCTAATAGATTTTCGAATAAGACATCAAATTTAGTTTCCATAATAATTCTGATATTATTTATGCAACTCTTGCTCTAAATAATAGTGTAATATGGCTATTAAGATTAAAGATCTAGAAACTTTAGCAGATCAATATACTACTAATAAATACGTGTATAAAGATTTAAGCTTAGATTTAACTCAATCAAAAGTAGAAACCCCCGGGCTCTTATTACCCGCCCCAAGTACAGATATTAAAGCTAGTTTTGATTTAGATGCTATAAGCAACTCCCTCATAAACCTTTTTAATACAACCCCTGGCCAGAGATTTTTATTCCCTGAATATGGCCTTAATCTTAAACGTTATTTATTTTCCCCTGTTACTGTTAATAACGCTCAAGCAATTGGTAATACAATTTTTAACGGCATAAAAACTTATGAAATAAGAGTAGAACCATTAAATGTAAATGTAGTTGCTATACCGGATGAGAATCAGTACGAAATTACAATCGTTATCAAACTACCTCTTATAAATCAAACCACAGAATTAAATTTTGTATTTGATCTTCGAAAAGAAACATTTATTTCCCTACCAGTTAAAAATACCTAATTATGGCCACTACAAATTACAATCCCTTCGATATACCAAAAGGCGGATATGCTGCTTTTGATGCTACATCTTTAAGACAGCTAATCATTAACCGACTTAATGAACAAGGTACATTCACTGACCAAAATTATGTCGGGTCAAATTTAGCAGCAATTATAGATATAGTTGCTTATGCGTACAATACGTTAATTTATTATCTTAATCGTACATCTTCTGAATCGATGTTTACAGAGGCTCAATTATATGAAAACATAAATCGTATTGTTAAACTAATTGACTATTCTCCACAAGGTGCTCAAACCTCAACTCTTTCTTTTAAATGTTCTGCAGTTAGTCTTTCCCAAGGATTATACACTTTACCGAGATATAGCTATCTACTAGCATCAGGTAATATTCCGTTCTCTTTTAATGAAGATATAACTTTTAATAAAACTTTAAATAGTTCTGCAGAGTATTTACAAGAAATTAGTGAACAAAAACTTTTATATCAAGGCATCTACCAAGAATACCCTACTTATACAGCAGCTGGAGATAATTACGAAACAATAATATTAAACCCAGGTCCTTATATAGTAGATCATTTTAACATTGATGTTTATGTTAAACCTGCTTTAACAGGTAAATGGGAACTTTTTGCAAAAACTCCAAATTTATATCTCGAAGATACAGGTAATAAAAAATACGAAATTCGTTTAAATGCGAATCAATACTACGAAATAAAATTTGGGGATAATATAAATGGTTATAAACTTCAAACAGGAGATGAAGTAGGTATATATTATTTACAGTCTTTAGGGGATAAGGGTGTAGTAGCAGCAGGTAGTTTACAATATAGTGCTAATATTTCACCTCAAACAACGCCTAATGTACAAACTGAAGCACGACCAAGAATATTTGACACTATTCGTTTTAATCAAATACTTCAAGATACTCTTCAAGATAGCTACCAGTTAATTAGCAACAATCAAACAAGTACGTTAAGATTTGTAAATGATGTAGGCTCAACAGATTTTGCTCCTGCCGAAACCACTAACCAAATTCGGGAAAATGCCCCTATTACATATCGAGGGCAGTATCGTTTAGTAACCGCTAAAGATTATGAAGTATTTTTAAGATCAAACTTTGCAAATTTAATTTCCGATATTAAAGTTTATAATAATAATGAATATGTTTTTAATTATTTGCGTTATTTTTATGATATAGGTATTAATGAACCAGAAAAAACCACACGGGCTCTTTTCAATCAAGTTTTACTAGCTGATAGTTGTAACTTTAATAATGTATATTTGATAGCAGTTCCGCGTTCCTCTCAAACTTTGACATACCTGTTACCTGTACAAAAAGAACTTATTAGTAACACGTTACAAGAAAATAAAGTTCTTACATCAGAAACAGTTTTTATTGATCCTGTGTATATGGCTTTCAATCTTGGAATAGCAGAAACTATTAGTAATTTTGATCCTGTTGTTGAACAAAATTCATGTCGTCTCCGTATAATAAAACAACCTACTTCTCGCCGAAGTGATACTGCTATAAAACAAGATATTGTTAATATAATTAAAAGTTACTTCTCTCAAAAACAAACTAAGATGGGTCAAATTGTCGAAATACAACAATTAGCACAGAATATTTTAGATGTTGAAGGAGTGGTTGATTTTTATACTATAAGAGTAGATAACCCTAATATTAGAATTAAAGGTTTATCACTATTTTCATGGAACCCGGTTTACCCTGAAAATGATAAAACAGTAACAACAAATAATGTAGCTTTACTTCCATTTCAATATCCGTATTTCAACAATATAGATACACTTGCAAACAACATAGATGTTATTGCTAGTAATTTGTTTAGATAAATATTATGGTTACAGCAAACTTTACCATATCTCCATTATCAGGTGATGTTTATGGAACTGAATTTTCTGCCACAAATATATCAACAGGTAATTTGTACACTTATGTATGGGATTTTGGTGAAGGTAATTTAATTTACAACACAAAAAATCCAACATTCATTTATAATACAAACGGCACTAAAACAATAACTTTAACAGCTATTGGTTTAAACGGCGAAACAAGCACTTTTAGTACAACTATCTCTACAGAATATTTGTATCGAGACTTTTTGTTAGTAAATCAAATACCTGATACGTTTGCTGACCCTGGTATATCAACGGCTACACCTTTTAAAATTAGTGTTCTTTGTTCCCAAATTAATAAACCCTTATATGTTGACTTACATGTAGCAAATTCTAAATCTATACCAAGTCAATTTGTTTCTTCCCGGTGGAACTTTTTAAACCCGACTTGGAAATTTCTCGATAAAAATAATAATATTGTAACTACCTTACCTGTCCTATCATCCCCGATTTATAATGCTGATGGCCGGGTAGTTGCTATTTCTGGTGAAACAGAATTTTATTTTGCTGATAGTATAAGCAACGGCGATTTAAGCCAAAATACACCAATTTTAATAACTGCAACTTTACAAACTTCAGGGTTTGTAAATTATAATGATTCTAAAAATTTTGATTACCCTAGTTTTAGTAATAATGAAACTGTGCGAACAGGTATATTATGGCATGTAAATGATCTTTCACCACATTTATTAAAAATAACTAGTAACTATCTTGACGGTATTCCAAAACAAAAATGGAAAGGTATAAAAATACCTTTTATTGTTTCATGTCATGGAAATAGAGCTTTTCGAATTACAGGCGGAGATGATACTATTAGTGAAATTTTATTTTCATACCCTGATGACAACGCAACAGGTCAATTAGGCACTATTAATATAAGTTTGTGCGGATTAAACCCCGGGGACTATACTATCGATGAAGCCCCTCTCTACTTTCAAACAACAGATAAAGACGGCTTTCAGACAGGTGGTTATTTATTTACAACTTTAACTTGTAATACTACAGCAACAAATACTGCAATTATAGCTCAGACAACAGCGTTTAATACAAGAGTATCTTATATAGATCAATTTGAATATCCCTATGGTTATGCTCCAGGGTGTATAGCTTGGGTTTCAAACCCAGGACATAAAACACTCAACAAAATTACTTTAATACCACACTCTGTTAATAACACCACTATTGACTATTTTATAGATAAAAATATTTTAGTTGAAGGGTTTATTAAAGATATAGAAGTACCTTCACTTTCAACTACCTCAACATACAATTACACTATGTCTGGGTTTTCAGGTATTTTTAGTATAGCTGTTGATCCTAGAAATTATGATGTTATTTGTGCTGATGCTGAACTCGATTGCTTATATCGCTATTCAACAGAAGGTATATTATTAAGTACACTGCCTCTGTCAAGCATTTCAGGACTAGACCCTATTCGTAATGCACATACTCCAAGTAATGTAAGCTTAGATAGAGATTGTAATATTTGGGTATCTCTTTTTAATTCTGTATCTGTATTAAAACTTGATAGAGATTTTAATTTACTTTTTAGTGTTGCTCCGTCTGGTTATAACCATGAAGAAGTACTTGATGGAGACTTTATATATAAGCCCCCGTATGTAGAAACTGATTCTGATAATAATTGTTGGGCTACGTATGCTTCCCCTGCTGGGTGTTATTTAGTAAAGTATAGTTCTGATGGTCAAATCCTTGGTCAGATCGAGCTTGAAAAATATTCTATGCCGTGTAGTTTAGCAATTACTCCTCAAAACAATATTTGGGTAGCTAAATCTTTTAACGTTGAAGATGAATTAGGTAGTATTGATTTATATGATGGAACGAACTTTACGCGATTAAGCACGATTGATACTTTTAGACCTAATAATGTTTCTCTAGATCGTCAAAGCAATCTGTGGTTTACGTTTGGGGATCGCCGTTTCGGTTTTTATAATGTTCAAACTAGTGCAAGACGGACATGGGAACTATCAACCGATGATACTCTGTCCAATCCTTTTGGATCCGAAACAATAATAACGAAAGAAGAGAAACAAAAAGATCCTACAATAACCGGGTTAGCTATAGATGTCTATAATCGGGTTTGGGTGGTTGATTCTTTTAATAGTAACGTTTGGGTACTTTCAGCTACTCCCTCTTTTAATGAACATTTCATAAAAAAAATTAAAGTTATACCTAATACCCCGATAGGTTTTTATATTGATATAAACAATTATACAACCGTTGTTTCAACTAGTAGTCGGCAACAAAGTCTATATGCAAACGGAGACTGGACAGGTAATTGTTGGTATCAAAAATATGCAATATCTGAAAGTTCCAGAGCATTTCCGATCTCAGGTGTATCTAATACTTTTGATATTGAACCTTTTATTAATAACTATCAAGTACACAGAGTCAATAACTCTTTTGATATGGCTAATTATTTGCAATCATTGGCATTACCTGAAAATTTAAATAACAATAATATACTTTTTAAAGACTTTTTAGGAGCTGCTGCAGGTAATAATCAAGCAAGTAATTATCAAGATATCGGAAAAACCATTTATGAAAAAATTGCGAATTTTGCGGATTATCATGCTGATATCGATACATGCGGTACCCAACAGTTACAAGCTTATGCTCAACTCACACAAACCCCTTTTGTTAATTATGGTGCCGAACTACCACCTGAAGTTCGAGACTTTTTAGATATTGCTTCTATACCTAAAGCAAAACTTTGGGGATTACCTGATGAAATACCATTACTAGAACAAAGCTTAGATATTGAAAATCGTCTTAATGTTCAAACCTCTTTATTAACAGCAGGAACTAAATTAGCATTACGTAATAAATTTGATGGTAAATACACGGTTATACAGGTACCTACTTTATCGTCTACCTTTGTTTATCCATTATCAGAATTTCTAGGTTATGGTTTAGAACAACCAGTAACAGTCATTTATGAATTTTATAACTTTATTCCTAAATACACTGGAGCATATATAGAAAATCAAATCGATTGGAATGATCCACATACAACATTATCTCGCAATTTATCAACATTTAGTGATTGGTACGGAGATAATGGAGCAATAGAAAATTCTTTTAACTATATATTGACCAAAAGAATTTTTAGTTAAATAATTACAGTGAATAATATTGTACCGGAATCCAACTATAATTTACTTCCTATATCTAATATATCAGATAAGGATAAACCTCTTTCGTTTCGAGTTTGGAAAAACCGCTTTGAAATTATTATACCTGAACAAGCCTATGCTCAATATAACGATTACCTAGTCAGTTGGTATAAAAATAAAGAAAATACTAAAAACGATCTTACATTACAAACAAAGCTTAATTTCTTAAATTTACTAAAACAAATACAAGTTTTTTTTACTGACGAAGAAAAAGAAAATTGGTATTCAGGTATTGATATTGATAATGAAAAAGAAGTTTTACTAGCAATACCTTATTTTGCTCGAAAGTTAAAAAATATCTCGCTGTATTATTTACAGTTAAGAGAGCAAATAAAAAGATCTAAAATTAAATATAACTTAGCTGGATCTAATAAAAGTGTTGTAAAACAAATACAAGATATTATTTTACAAAATTATACAAAAAAAGGAGATGGAGTTATAACCCTACCAAGTACATTATGGTCTCGAGTACCCTTACTTAGCTCAATACAAAACAGTTTTACAATAGAGGTGGAGGAACTATACGATACTGCTTCTTATTTTGATCGTTCTTATACATTACCGGCGTCGGCATATTTTCCAATAGAAGATGAGACTGAAAAATACTTTTTAACTAAAGGTATAAATCTATCAAGTATTGATTGGGTTTACCGTTTAGGCACCTTTACATTATCATCTTTAAATGACGCTTCTTTACAAGGAACTACTAGTCCTGAGTCATCAAGTCTTTATTTTGATTTAGCTCAAAAATACTTAGGACAAAATTTTTATTCTTCCCTTATTGTACAATCTAGTGCCAAAAAAGATTTTTATAATATTAATATAATACCCGGTAATAACTTTTTTTATTATCCAGGTAGCCCGTATAAAATTAACGTTGCTAATCTGCCTCGTTATGTGCCCACCCCTTTAAGTGCAACAGGTTTACAGGCTTTAGGTACAGCTGGATCTAGTATTGAAAACGCCGATACAATTTTTATAAAAACAAAAAAAGGTATTGAAGGCGCTTGGTTCCGAAAAAAGATTTTAGATACAGGTGAAAAAACAATGAAAGCCACTCTTGAAGGTAACACCACTACTATATTTCGCTTTCCTTACCCTGGATATGGAGTATCCGCTGAAGATATTAAATGGACAGGTTATGGCCTAGAAACAGATCCGCGCTATTTTTATCTCGACGATACAACAAAAAAAGGTATTGAGCAAATTTACTGGAACTCTTCTTTTTCCCTATCAGGTATTGCTCCTTTACCCATTAATGAAACTTCTTTAATTTTTAATGGTGCCTATTCAAATAGTAACTATAATAACGCTGACAAAATTCGTATCTGGGCAACGCCGCCTCAGTATAGTGATCTAAGTTATAGCGATACTGTCGAAGAAACATGGCTTTATAAATTCACACAAGCCAATATTTCAATTGGCACTAATTCAAATAATACAATTCTATGGCCATTTTTTAAATTAATTGATCCAACTCAATTAGACAATTTACCATATACCCCTAATAACATATGTCTACCTGAATCTGTATCTGATCTAACAATACCATTTGCTGTTGCATCTAATCATCTTTCTTCTTCTGATGTAATTTATAAAATTAAAAACGTATATGAAGGCCCGAGTCAAGCTGTAGAATGTGCATGGCTATCAGCAACCTCTACATTTCAATACCCTCAACACAACACTCACGGCTCTAAAAATAACAATTTTAATATTTTATTAACACCAGGAACCTTCACCCACTTTGTATGGGATTATAATACTACCGATATTAATGATATTTTTAATTTACCAACAACTCATGCCGCAGACTGCAAATATGTAACTACACCAAATACAACTTATAATGACCATGAACTTTGTACGTGTAGGTTTGTTAATTTTGCACCATTAGGACACCCCGGAGAAAACTACTATGACTATAACGGTCTCTGTGATTTTATAGTTGAAGATTTTAATACCATACCTCTCTCATCCATGGATATTAGTTCATGGAGAGATGAAAGTGGCAATGACCTTACAAATAGTCCTGCTGCAAGTTGGTACAAGACTGGTAAGAGTATTGGTTGGGGTTACGGTACATGGTATTCTGGCGCACAAAATACAGGTAATCGTTTTTATCTTAGAAGAGGTAAAAGATATGCTTATTATCGTGCAAACACAAAAACTAAAAATACTAATGATAGTAACTTCCCTGCTTTTGCAGTTAGACAAAATAATCTGAATACAACCCCCGGGGTATGGATGAATGCAGTGTTTAACATAAACAGATGGGAACCAACAAACACCCCATCAAAAATGGTTTTGAACCCTAATGATTTAATTATATATTCTCGTGCTAACACAACATCATATAATATAACGGGTAGTTATATTGCTGAACAAACAATAGCGGAAAATCGTGGCAGTATATGGTGCAATTTTGATTATATTACAGTTAATCATCCAAGTACATTTGTAACTGTTAGTTACCCTATAATTTACTCTCAAGGTAATATTATAACTCAAACCGGTGGTTTAAACGCGTATGATCAACTACCAAAAATACCACCTAACTCTTTTCAGCGGGTTTTAAATTGGAAAATAACAACACCAAAAGGTATAAGTCAAAATTTTCCTGATCAACAATCAGTAACTTTTAAACCTATACTAACCGGAACATTTACAATTGAATTAACAGGTCTTAGTGCTGCTAATGGTCAAACAGGATGTTTTTATTTTTCTGCAATACCTCAATTAACTGCATTACCTAATACAACAATCGTGCCTACTGTTTCCACGTTTTATACACCTGTACCAGGATTTGCCCTTACAACTGATCTTAGAGGATGGGATTATTCAACTAATACGCAATCCAATATTAAAAATAATAACTCTGGCGCAAAACCAGTATGGGTAAAAAGTTATGTAAATAAAACTGAAAGTACAAATTATAAATCTGTAGAAAGTTGGGCCCCAGCTCGAGTCTTTTTTGATACCTTTAACCCTATACCCTTCTACGAGCCTTCAAATATTATATTAAAAGGAGGAGAATATATTGAATATAGACGTACCCCGCAAACACAAATCATTTGGAATCAAAATATAGTTCTTAATAATACAGTAGATATTAATGAATGGTGTAAACTTGAATTTTCAAGCACTACAACTCCAACAATTTTTAGTCCTAAAAACACCTTAATTACAAAAGCTACAACAACACCATCATCTATTCTTTTAGAAAACTTTGTAGAAAACGAACCTGTTGAAATACATTACAATGCTATAAACTCTTTTACTTGGCCTATTACTGCCGAACCTCAAATAGCAGAAACGATATTTTCTTCATTGATTTCTTCTACATCTATTACAGGTAATTATCCATGGGCTAATTTAACCAATCAATTTTTCCCAACTGTAGCAACTTTTCCAACTTTAGATTCTTTACATAGTACAAAACAACTAAGTCATTATTTTAAACCTCAGAATTTAGGGTTATTAACATATATTGATAAGGACTACACTTTTGATTTAGCTTTAAGTTCAATTAATTTAGCTAATCAATACGGATCACCAGCTCAAAAAATTAACAACAGAGGTTTAACCCGAGAACAACAACCTACCCCTTATTCCCTTGTAAAAGATAATAATATTTGGTTGAAAGAACCATATACAACCGGATCTTTAGCCGGCACTATTAAAAAGAGTATATTTAAAAAATATCAAAAATTTATACCTTATCAATCAACCTATGAAAGTAACCCGACTGTAAGAATAGGGCTTACCACCCCAGTTAGTAGACAACACCCTTGGGGAGGCGCTCAAAATACAGAATGGGCTGATTCGTCCAATCAACCTATTAATTTCACTGGTCAAATAAACGTCAATCGTTGGGTAGAGGATCAAGTACTTAAAAATACTACTTTACAACTAGATAAATGGTGTAGTGATATATATGGAAACCAGTACGGATTATACAAGGATATTAAAAATACAACCCCAAAAGTAAGACAAACAAGACCCGGACAAATTTGGATTCGTAAAAACTCTCAACAAACAGAGCCAAGTCGCCTTGCTTTAGTAGATGTTTTTGACACATATAAAAATTTAAGTATATATTCCGAATTAACCGGTACAGGAATTTTTAATATAGATGTTTTTTATGATACTTTGTATATAGAGACAAGTGGTGCTTTAATATTTGAAAAAATTAATTATGACTATTCTCAAGCCCGTCTATTCAGTATTGCGGACTTGTCTCGTAGCATATCATTAACTTTACCTGTACAAACAAATCTTAATAGAGAAATTACAAATACATTACCTACCAATCAACCTTTAGCAAAAATTGGAGATACTTGGTTTTTTGCTAAAGATAGAAAAGTTATTATTAGTTCAATAGAATTACAAAATTATAATGTTACAGTATCTCTTTATTCCTTAAATTTAAATACTAATATTCTAAAACAAGAACTAAACATCGCCTCTATTACCCCTACATTTAGTAGTTTAAATATTACCGAAGTTACAAAACCTGTTCTATCATATAATTCTTCTAAAAAGCAATTCTTATATTCATTTGTTGGTAAAAATATTGAAAACAAAAATACTATAGTGTCCCTATATATTAATAACTTTTTACAGTTTGAAGTAGATAAAATAAAAATATATACACCTCAAACACAACCATCATTACCCCCCACACTATTGTCTAATTTAAATATAACTCTTCCGGTTAGTTCAACATATTTTGAGCAACTAATAACTTCTTCCTCAAATTCAATTTTTGAACCAATTAATTTTCCAAATTGGGCTGAGCTTTCTAAAGATGGTAAATTTACAGTTATTTTAGCTCCGGAGACAGTGCAAACTTATAATTTACCGTTTAAAGTAACTAATGATGCAGGCCCGGTATATGCATCTCTAAATATTACTATTACATGACAACAGATTTTTATATAGTGTCAGGCAGTACTGTTCCCAAAGATTATTTTTGGGATATTGGTAACCCGTTAGAAACAACACCCACATATATTGTTGCAGATAGTACTACAACATACATATCCGGGTATGCCCCGGGGCTTAAAGTCGTATTTAAATCTGATATTAAAGATTTAATCTATGCCGGTTTTCCGGATGTTTCAGCAAACTATATTTGGAATTTTGGGGATTATTATAATTCTGTTGATAACACAATAACTTTAAATTGTGTAGACTCAACTGTTGAACATACATATATACTTCCCGGAAAGTACAGTGTCTCTCTAACCAATATTCAATCAAAAGAAGATCAGCCTGAATTACCATCAAGTGATATACCCTGTGGTGGTAGACATAAAATTGGCTGGTATTGGGATAATCTCGATTGCGGGGATTTACAAGCTACTACATGGGATGAAACTAACTGTACTTTACCCCAAGTAGCTGATCTTAAAAAGCGAAAACCAAAAAAATGGGACGATGAAGGAAAATGTTTTCAAAGATATTGTAAAAACTGGACTTGGAAAGATTTAAATTGTGTAGGTAGAAACCCTGTTTTTTGGTATGAGACCTACGAATACGGGGATTACTATAAACGATGGAAATATGAAGCTAATAACATTGCATGTAATCCGCGCGATATTCCAAAAGTAACAGTAGATGTAACTGAGCAAGTAGCTTTAAAACCTTTTATAGTTGAAGTTTTAGAAGTTAAGCCAACTGCTATAATTACTTGTGAAAGTTATCCTTTAACAGGTTATTCACCTTTCACATATAAACTATCCCCTGCTCAGATAAAAACCGGTAGCTTTCCAATAGATCGTATTGATTGGGACCCAGGTGATGGATCCTCTATTAAAACAGCAACAAGATATACTACACCTGACAGTGGTTACTTTGTTTATAATAATATATATTTCAGTGATACTAATGACCCTCGAAATTATGATTTTATATATACCCTTAAAAGAAATTCCGATACCTATCCGGTATTTTATCCCTCTCTAACTTGTTA